TTGCCAGGAACACCAACTACGGCCTCTTCATCAGTCAAGACTCGTCCGGTTCCTTTAATAGCGGCACTCAAAAAGTTCAAAACTCCGCTTTTTGCTCGTTGTAGCTTTTCTGGTTTGGTGGTAACCTTCCTCGCCATAGCAACTAGACGGACGTGTCCAGGCAATGTTCCCCTAGCCTCAGGTTTCGTTCTAGGATCATTGACAGACAAACTCGCTATTCCAAAGGTGTCATTCTCATCAACCAGTCTCATATCTTTCAGCATTTTCTGGTCGATGTTGGTTCCCATAAGGTTGGTTTTGGTAGGCGAAAAATGGACAAAATCTGCCTTTCCGACATTCACTATTCTCTCACCTTCATTCTCCTTCAACTCATCAAACAACTTGTTTGCTGCTTCGATGGTTGTCACGGGGCCCAGGGCCTCAGCTTCTCCAGCTATGTCCTCAAGGGGAACATAAGGGGCATAATAGCTGATATTAAGCACCATTCTGCCAGCGACGAGAGGCCCGAAGTACAAAATCTCAGACGATGGTGTAATCGCGAAAGCTGGGCAGCCACAATAACCTTTCATTACTGGCACGTTAGTGGCTCCTACCACTTGAACAACCTTGTATTTGTTTCCAAAGGCGTCGGTATGGGTGATGTTCTGTCTTGACGGTGAAATTGTAGTCCACACAGTTCTGAACCCATTATTGTCATCCGGAACAAAGACGGCCGCAGTGTAAGTATCGAAATTCGCTCGGCCGTTCCGGGAAAGGTTGGGAATAGATTTAAGGGCTTTGGGGTGACCAAAAAGCCCTGGCGGAATCTTGTAGATAGCTACATCAGACTCTCCCATATCGGCATGGACACGGTACTCACTCTCGCTTAATGATTTCTCGACATTTCCTCGTGAAAAAGTCAAAGTTCCATTTCCTGATTTCTTGCATATCTCACACATCCCATGGACATACGAGACAACAGTCTCGGCATCAAGATGATAACCGTAAACAGTTATGTCACACCCGCAAGTGATGTAAACCATGTTTGCCTTGAGAACTTCAACCCTCTTGGTGATGTCATTCCCGACCGCAACCACGGGGTCCATAACTGGTCGTTTGACGTGATGGAAAGGGTAGTTTTTTCCCGTAGCTGTGTAGAAGTTGGTGGTGGGGGTTGAACCACTCGTGAACCTTGGTGAGCTCTGAGTTTGTGGTGGATCCTCTTCCTCTTCTTCTGGAATCACTTTCTTTTCCTTGAAGATCCAGTGGTAAGGGATGGACAAGAAATTCTTCAAATACGGGAAGAGGAAGTATAGAGCAGTTCCGAGAACGGCCCATGTAAGGTGGTTCATAAACTTCCCTTTCGTAGCCACATGATAGTACTCCTCGACTGAAATGGGTAGTTCATCGTCAGGTTTCTTCGCAACGAACTTAGCCTTGTCTTCAGCTTTGGCCTTGTCAAAAGCATCAATCCATTTGTCTCGTTTCACCAAGAATGCCTCGGTATTTTCCACTATTTGGGACCTCCTTTCTGGATGCAGGTAGTTAGGGTTGGGAGCCGCCGGTGTAAGGGGTGGCGGTATCATGAACTCAGGTTTCAGAGGGTCAGACGGAGTCAAGTGATCCCGACATCCCCCGCAGTCCTTCATTTCCCGACTGGAAAGTGGAGGAGCATCGTTTCTGAGTGGAATGGGGCCAGTAGCAGCATCTGCAAATGGTCCACAACTGTCATGACTGGAAGTGCTCCCATTGCTCCGGTCTCGTTTCTTCCTTGCTGGCATCATCCCAAGAGCTTCTTCATCATCAAAAATCTCGTCATCATCGTCTTCGAACTGTTGTTGTCTCTTTGCGATCAAGTCCCGCAAAACCATAACCAACTGTGGATAACTAATCGTTCCCGGGAACGCATAACGCATCCAAGTCCTTGTTCTTCCTTCAGTTGAAATGAATGGGGAATACACCTTGAACTCCAAATGTTGTTTGTATTCATCACCCGGAATGGCCTTAGATGGATCCAAGCGCGTGGTATCCCCGAGACGGAAATCTGGTTTGACGATAGCCTCAACACATAAATT